CTAACAATGGCTTGCATGGGACTATCACAGTATCAGCAAGCCTTAGCCTGACGACTATACCACGTTCAAGCTCTGTAAGTGTGAGCGCTGGAGTTATTGGTAGTTCGGTTACTATCAATATTAGCCGTCAAAGTTCAAGTTTCAAGCATACAGTGCGCTATTCATGGGCTGGAAAGTCAGGAACGATTGCAAGTAATGTGGATGTGTCCACAAGCTGGACGATCCCTCTTGACTTTGCCAATGACATTCCCAACTCAGCAAGTGGGACTGGGACAGTCTATGTAGATACCTACTCAGGCTCTACCAAGACTGGAACACAGTCCACTACATTCACGGCAAGCGTACCAGCAAATGTAAAACCCACATTTACAGGAGTTTCCCTGTCGGACCTAAATGGTGCGGCTCAAAACCTCATCCCTAAGTCTGATACGTTCATCCAGGTTATCTCTAATATCAAAGTTGGATTTAATGGCGCAGTCGGCTCTTACGGCTCATCAATAACTGGATACTACGCTGAAATCGTTGGCAAGAACCAATCCACGAGTTCAAACGGCGGCAGTCTAGGCATCATGAACTATCACGGCACAATCAAAATCAGAGCGAGCGTGTCTGATAGCCGTGGACGCTGGTCTGATACCAGAGAGGTATCTGTAACCGTGCTTGAGTATTTTGCTCCAGCATTGAGTTTTAGCATAGCCAGAACGGGCTCTACCTCTAGCACTCTAACAGTCACAAGAAACGCCAAAATCGCCCCTTTGGCTGTTTCAGGCAGTCAAAAGAACTCAATGAGATTGACATTCAAGGTTGCTCGACTAGGGACTAACTCTTACACAGTTGACAATGGACCAGCCACTGGATCCTGGACAAGTATCTCAAGTCTAGTCAACTCTCAGGCTAATCTAGCTGGCAATTACCTAGCAAATCAGTCCTGGGTTGTAATCGGCACGCTTGAGGACAAATTCACACGGTCTGATTTCATGGTCAATGTGGCTACAGAGAGCGTAGTTTTGTCTTACGACCGCTCAGGGGTTGGGGTCAACAAAATCAGGGAGCAGGGCGCTCTTGATGTCAAAGGAAGCATCTACGCAGACAACAAGCCCATTCAACAGCACCAGCTGACACGAAATAACGGAATTTCTATTTTAACGAAAGAAAGTCTTGATAATGTCCTTAAAAATGGTATGTACTATAGTCACAGTGCACCTGATAGACCAAGAAATCAGAATGGCTGGTTATTGGTTCAAGTCTATGATGACGCTCAATATATTGTGCAGACTTATTGGACGGCTACCACTGAAACAATGCTAGTAAGGTATAGAATGGATAACCGCTGGGGTGACTGGAAAGAGATTGCTACCAAAGATGACCTCCAAAAATACACTCAAGGAACACCTTGGCAAAACCTAACTCTACAAAATGGATGGCAACATCATCCTGAGTATGAAAAAGTTCAATGCTCAAAAACATTTGACGGGATTGTTTATTTAAGAGGGACTTGCAAAGGCGGAAAGACTACCCGTGAGTCAATTATCTTTACTTTGCCTGAAAATTTCAGACCATCCACAGCACTATTTAAAACAGTTTTAAACAGTGACTACGGCCCTGCAGTTGTCGGGATCTATCCAGGAGGTACTGTAGTAGCCAAGGGGAATATTGACGCCACTTGGCTTAACTTTGATAACATATCATTCAAAATTTAAGGAGGAACTATGAAATTAGAGTACGGGACAAAGTCCCAAGAATTTGACGCAAGCGGAACAGCATCGGCTACAAAGGTCACGTTAGTCAATTCAGACGGTGCTATCGTACCTATCTTGCTACCAGCTGACAAAATCGGTTTGTCAAACACTGAGCTTTTTGCGTTAGCCTTGGAAGCTCTCTATCAAGAGAATTTTCCACAGCGTGCGGAAAAAGAGAAATTTAACCAAGTAGAGGCGCAACTCAAACAAAATAAGGAAATGGCGACTAAGGTAGAGCAAGCGACCGTAGAGAACAAGGAAAACCTTGACACGGTTTCAGCTATCACTGAGGTCTTGATTGCTTTGGCTATTTCTCAAAACGGCGGTATGCCTACTCATGCTTACAACAAGGTAGCTGGGTTCATCAAGTCGCTTGTCAAGAGCACTCGCTATGTAAATGGGGACATCATTGCCATGCCTTATCCATTTGATACGAATCCAAAATGGCCAAAGGGCACGCTGACCATTTTCAAGTTCCAGATGCAGGCCACAGAGGGCTACACTTGGAAAGAGCAGTCACTTGCTGATATGCTTCAGCAAGGTGTGCTTACCGTGGTCATGCCACGCATTGATTAGAAGGAGGTTGTATGCCAGGTTATGAACGATTTCTCGTACAGATCTTTATCACCCTCATTCCTGTGATTGGTCTTTATTTTTCGATGAAAGATAAGGCAACCAAGCAGGAAAATCGTCTTACGATTTTAGAGAAAGATATCGAAAATCTGAACGAATTCAAGACATCAGCCAACAAGCGGCTTGATAACCACGATGAACAAAATAAGGCTATCTTGGTCCTGGCCGAGCAGGTAAAATCGCTTGGTGAGGATGTGAGAGAGCTTAAAAGCTTAATTCAAAACAAACAACAATAAAAAGGAGAAACTAAAAATGATTAACTGGAAATTGCGCTTGCAAAACAAAACAACACTCATTGCTCTTCTTGGAGCAATCTTCCTTATGGCCCAACAATTTGGGCTTGAAATCCCCAAAAATATCCAGGACGGTGTGAACACATTCGTTTACATCCTGGTATTGATTGGTGTCGTGAATGACCCAACCACAGCAGGGATTTCGGACAGCAAACGTGCTCTTGAATACTACGAACCAAGCGAAGATTAGGAGAAAATAATGAAAAAAAACGACTTATTCATCGACGTATCTAGCCACAATGGATACGATATTACAGGTATTTTGGAGGATATGGGTAC